CGAACAACGGTAGCACTAGTAAAGCTAGTAGCAGTTCCGGTGTCTGTTGGACAATTGATTTCTTGTGCTAAAATTAGAGTTCTTGACATCACTCCTCCGTTTCTGCTTCTGATTCAAAATCAAACATTGAATTTGCAACTTGTGGACGAAGATCTTCAATATTTTTAGCTGCTTTATTGAATAAAATATCTTTAATTTTATCGCTAATATCTACAGCAGAAGCATCAGTTGCAATCAAATCGATAACATCTTCCATGAAATTAGTTTAATATGTATATTTTCTATTTATATCTCTGCTAATTTGGTATCTTTTTTTAAATCGGTAGTTACATTATCCGTCTCTAAATCTGGTTCCATCGGAACATCGCCTAACATATCTCCGTCAGGTAAAGGTTCCCCTGTGATTGGATCTATAGAATTTGGATCTGGGATAATTCCATCCTTAATTTCTCTCTCAATCTGCTCATCAATTTCTTTTATCTCAGCATCAGTTTGCTTCAGTACCTTTCTACGAACATAATCAACAGAAAAATACTTACCAATATATGGTTCAATAGTTGCTAATGTACCTAAACGGTCATTCATTAGTTCACTTTCTTTCAGTTCTGAGAACTGATTATCATACAAGAAATCGTATTGAATATGATCTGAAATCTTTTCCCAATCCTCTGGAGTAATAATATTCTTAAGAATTAATTGTGTCTTAAGAATATCACTGAAAAGGTTGGCAAATCTCTTTCTCAGTCTTCCTACAAATTTTGTGAATTTGAGTTCATCTCTTAAGATCTCTGAAGATCTACCGAGATTGAATCCACCATCATTGGCGATTCTAGATTCTGGAACTGCGAGTGCTCTATAAAGTTTCTTTTGAAAATATTCAATATCAGAAAGTTCACCCAAATTCTGACCACCAGGAAGAGTTGTGATCTCAGTTCCTCTACCACCCTCACGACGAGGAAGCCAGAAGTCTTCCATCATGGACATGAATTTGCGATCATCTCTGATCTCACCAGTTTGTGCATTATAAACCTGCTTATTGCGATAGCGATTCATAACATCACGAAGATATTGCTCAGCCTTTACTTTAGGTAGATTACCAACATCGATATAGAAAATTCTACGCTCTGGTGCGCGTGATAGTCTGTAGATAACGAGTGAGTCCTCAATCATTCTAAGTTGATTGAGTGCCTTAATTGCTTTATGGAGATAAGAAAGAATCGATCCCTTATTTCTATCTACTAGACCAGAAGTGACATATGTTATAGTATCTTTTGCTATCTTTACTCCTTTTTGATTGGCACCACCTGCAACCATTCCAATTGGAAAGTTTGGTTTTGGTGAATATACAAAATACTCTTCAATTTCTGGATATAAGACTTTACTTGCTTCAGTTACTCTTGAAAGATCAATTCCATTTCCTTTGTTTACTTTCTTTTCCTGACGAACAAATTTCATCTTCATGGGATCAATATATCTTAACTCTTTGATCCCTTGTTCTGGTTTCTTAATATCAATTACTTTATGATAATAAAGTCTACCATCAACATACCAATTTCTAAAAATCTCATGAGATTTTTTATCAAAGTCTAAAAGTTCTTTGATATATTTAAATTCTTGTCTGATAATATCTTTTAATTTATCGCTAGCATCAATATTTGAAAGTTCAATTTCTACGGGAGAATCGTATAGATCGCTAACGATTGCTTCATTGACAACATCTTCAATGGCATTATCCACCTCAGGGTGAATTGCCATTTCTCTATATCTCTTTATTAATTCGTGTTCATTTCTATATGCGCCTTCAATATCTACATATGAACCATAAAATCCACTAGCAATAAAATTATCAACCCCGTCCCCATTATTAGGGGGGACGGGGGAAACTATAGACTTAGATTTCTCTTCACTAGGCTCAATAGAAAATCCAAAGAGTTTTGCCATTTTATAAGTAAAAATTAAACTGTTCTAACTATTTATCAATCTATTGCAGGTTGATCAGAACTATTATCATCACTCTGTACAATATTCCAATAAAGAACTTGGAATTCTACAGTAAATTCTTCAATAGTATCCGTAGTATCGTATGAAAGTGCGATTTCAGAAATGTTAGTTGGGAAACACCCGACAAACTTATATTTTCTTAGTTCGTCACCATTTCTATCTAATTGAGATACATAAAGATCTGCATCATAATCAGCGGGATTAGTTTCACCAGATCCGTTTGTAAGTCTGCTGATACCATTCATCCACTGTTCCATGATGGTTCTGATTTTAAAATCAGTATCGTTGAGAACAGTAACCGTCCAAGTATCAAAAGTTCTTTCACCAGCAACTTTAAGAATTCTTCCTCTAAAAGGAACTTCAACTGGAGTAATATTTGATGCAGGAAGATTTGCAGCTTTTACCAAAAAAGGTGCAGCGGCTGGATCTGATATAATAGAAGCAGTCGCTGCTTCAGCATTATCATCATTAGACATGAATCCCATCGTTCCACTGGCTGGAAAGTCCAATGTAACTTCAAATAGATTCGGTCTAGCACCACCGCCTGCTAAATTTGATTTAAATTGTGTAATCGTTCTAAATGACGCCATTTTTTGTTACCTCGTTAGTTACCTCTTTAGGATTAGACTCCAGCAGTTTCTGAGAATGAGACACCAGACCTGGTGGCTACGAATGTCAAACCAATGAAATTAATTGATCTGGATGGTTTTACATAAATATCGGCAATAAACTCATTAGAATCAATCACTGCTGCGGTGTTGTTAGTTTCGTTACAAACTACCCTAAAATCTTGAATTCCACGCTTTGCTTGAATGTCTCTGAGGAATGGTTCAACAGCGTTAACGAAAGAACCTCTCGTTGTAGCATCATTAAACTCAAACATAACATCTCTGGCAGCACCTTTAATTGCTTCTTCAATGTAGATGAACAATCTACGAACATTGATTCTATCAAATGCTGATGATTTGTTCAGAGCAGTTTTGTCACCAAAGAGGGTAATACCACCACCAGGAGTAAAGATAACTGGGTTAATTCTATTGCTATAGAGTCTATCTCTTTGAGTTTGACTTGGGTTATAAGCAAGTTTAACCGCATTTAGAATTGAACCTCTAGCAGTTCCCGCTGGTGAGAACCATGGGAAGTTAGTAGAATCATTTCTAGCACAAGTTCCAGCAATATCACCATTCAGTGGTACATATCTGAAAGTGTCAGAGAATCTATCATACATGTACTTGTAACCACTATCAAGAACAGCATATGATGATGATGGTACAGATGAATAGAAAGCAATCACGTTTTCGGTGATATCAGTGGCACTCTTGATTGTATAACCATTGCCACTTGTTGCAAGAAGTTCGGATCTACATGGAGAAACGAAAGCAACTGCGTCCTTTCTAATTTCAGCAACGGAGATGATTTTGCTTGCGAGTGCCTGAGCATCTTCTCTAGAATATCCCGCTCCACCCATGAGGATGAAGTTAACATCATATTCATCAGTATTTTCAAAAATATCATAACCAGTTGAAAGATCACCAACTGTTGCTGCGAGTGCTCCAGTAGCGCCAAGATCAGAAGTTCCGTCGTAGTTTAAACCACCACCGAGAGTGAGAAGAGTATTTCCTGAAGCAGCAAAGATGATTCCAGAAGCATCTTGATCCCAACCTACATCGGACGCTAGATCGAATCCAGTTCCACCAGATGCGAATCCAGTTGTGGTAATTCCAGCAGGAGCTCCACCAGCAAAGATATACTCGGAATTTTCTGAAGTATACTTTCTCCAGTATGAAGAACTTCCCTGAGAATATTCAGCATCTTTTGCCTTTGAGAGAGCAACATGCTTCTCAAGAATTGTTCCTGGATTACCAGTTACAACTCCAAGATCATCAAAAACAACTACATGAACTTCATCAAATCTTGCGTTAGCCGCAGCAGCATACGTAGAAGTTGATGGTCTCTCGGCAAGAGTATTCCAAGAAATATTACTGCCAGTTAAAGCAATGGTTTGCTGATCAAACCAATCTTGTCTTGTTGTACCTGTTGCTGAAGCAAATGCTTCTGCGACACCTGCGGTGTGAATACCAAGTGCTCCATCTGCTGTAAAGGCATAAGTTCCAGATGGTTGATAATCAACGGCAGTTTCAGTTCCAGCGGCGGAAACGTGGGAAAGAACCTTAACTGAAATTTGTGTTGCTGATGCCTCTGTGACAACTCCCTTTAAGAAACCGTCAAGTGCTTCGGTTGTTCCAGCACCAATCTTAGTTCTACCAACCATTGATTGGGTAACACCCATACCAACGGTAACTCCAGAAGCGCCAAGTGAATCTAGACCACTAAAACCACTGAGGATTTGGTCTGCCTTACTGTCAATGATTGCTACCTTAATTCCATTTGCCCAAGAACCAGGATTTTTCGCAGCAACTGTTACGCCACTGATGATATTCTCATCATGACCTAAATTTACATAATCTTCATAGCTTCTGATTTTTGGTGCAGAACCAGAACCTGCGAATGCGTTCTTCAGATCAGTGTCGTCTGATCTTACTACCTGAAGGGAACCGCCATATGCAAGGTACGAAGATGCCACCAACCAAGTTTCATAATGATTATCAATTGCGTATGGATTTCCGAAAGTATTTAAAAGCTCCTGCTCATTATTGATTAGAACTGGCTCATTGACTGGTCCTTTAGCAAAGGGACCGACAATAGCACCAACGCCTTCGGCAGTTGGATCAACTCTACCAAGAGTAAGATCAACTTCCTTAACAACAATGCCTGGAGATGCTAAGTTTAATGGCATCTTTACGTGCTCCGAATCCAAATTATTCTGAAATTATTTATTAAAAAGGTTATTTTCAACGGGAAAACAGTGCATGAACATTACCAATCTGGATATTCCCAAACATCTTTGCTTTTTTTACTTCTTCTATTCTCCAAAACTCTATCTTTGGTGCATTCTTTACATTCATATGAATATGCGGATGGTAAAGACCCTCTACCTTTTCTAATCAAATAAAATCCATCTATTAAATCTTTTTTCTTTCCACAAGTTCTACACTTTCTTTCAAAAAATAATAGATGTTCTAATTCTACTTGATCATCTAAATCCATTACATATAATCCCACATATAAGAACGATCACCATATTCATCTGCATACCAAGTATCGCCGTCATTATCGGTGAATGAAGACATATCATTAAATCCATCACTGATAAATCCAAATGGAGACATATCCTGTTCTATTTGATTCTTTTGTTCTTCATAAATTCTTTTACGAATATCATTATCCGTCATTTCCTTAAAGTAATCTTGAGCGACTAACCAAGAGAAAATAACAAGACACATTGCTAGGTCATCATTACACCCTTCCTCTGCTTCGAAGGAATTGTGGCGTTGGGCAAATGTTGTAAGTTCTGATATGATATCATAATCTGTAGTCAATAACTTATCGTCTTCTAAAAGTGTTTTTAAGTTGGAGCATCCTAATTTTTTAACTGCTGATGTCATTCTGACACCCAACTGTGACTTTTTACCACTAAATCCAGATCCAACAATTTGACCAGATCTTCCTCTCATAGAGCACATAAGAAGATTTTCATTCTCTAAATCGAAGTGAAGAATACTAGCTACTTGATCTCCAATATCATTAACTTCGATTAATAAAAAAGCATTATTATATGCTTTTGAAATTTCATTAATAATACTAGGAAATAGCATTGGTTTAATTTCATTATTTCTATATTTTGCTACGACTTTATATGGAAACTCTGTAATATCAAAAACAATAAACGCAGAGTAGTCATTTCCAAGACCACGAGCAACGTCTACTGTTATTAGATAATTGTGTTCTTCTTTTGGGTGTTCATAGATATCTAATCCGGCATTTCTCTTAATTGGATCTTCATAAACAAGATTTCTAAGTTTTGCTGGGTTGATGAGCGTATTAACAGATCCTAAAAATTCGCACTCAAATTCAACTTTGAATTGTGCTTCAGAAGTGTTGGCAATTGTCTGCTCCTTCCATTCAAGATCTCTTCCAGGTACTTCAGACCAATGAACATCAGTTGGTACATATTCATTCTTACCTTTCTCCGCATCATGCCACATACGGTAGAAATGATTCATACCACGAGGGGTAGAAACGATAATTACCTTTGTGCTCTGTCCAGAAGAAATAGTAGGATAAACAGAGGCAAAGAAGTCATCAGCAATGTGATTCGGGATGAACGCGAACTCGTCAAGAAAGA